TAAAACGACTGTCTTGACCACCAAATGAACGCCCATTTCCATAAGCATTATATTTTGTGATGTCATCAATTGTTCTACCAATTGTTGGTAAACTATTGATTACAGTTGAGTTAAACTGTGTGGATGCACCTGTTCTAGTAGAGGAGAAAATACCACTTTTGTTTGCATTAATGGTAACTTCAGTCAACCCATACTCAACCACATCAAGTGAATAATTTAAGGTTGCTGTTGAACCCAAGTTCAAAATAACATTTGATTGGGTTTTTGTAGCATAGCCCACATAACTAACTGTAATGCTATAAGGTCCACCAATACGCATACCTGAAATTCTATATGCACCATCTACATCTGTGGATGTGCCATAACTTGTTCCAGATGGTAAATGAACTGCCTCAATGGTTGCACCAATAAGCACTTCATTACTTGCATCTTTAACTGTACCTGATATAGCCGAAGTTGTTACTTGACCATAACCAATTGTTAACGTTACTAATGATAATAGCAACGTTTTAAAAATGTTTTTCATAATAAAATTGTTTTGTGAAAAAAAAAATTGATTTATTTTAAATAAGACTTTACAAGTATAACCAAAGAAAATATTTTAGGCAAGTTTTTTTTGAATTTATATTTTTTGTATATTTATTTATAAAGATAATATGAATTTTTACATAAAGAAAGGAGCAGATTTACCTATATTAAAAGTTGAACCAATAAAGGATGGTAGGTCTGACTATAAGAAATTTATGGAAGATTTGGAATCATCTACCATATTATTTTCAATGGTTGATTCAAAAACTGGTATTTATAAGATTGCAAATAGTGAAGCGTATTTAGTGGCAAAGGAAACATTAGAGCCAACACCAACTGTAGAATATTATATATATTATCAATTCAAGAAAAGAGAGACCAATACACCAGGCATATATAAAGGTGAATTCTTGATTAGAAATGAAAATGGAGACCTCATATTGCCTTTAAGGGAGGAATTGACTATTATTATCTTGGACTCATTTATCAAAAAGTTCAATTAATAATTTTATATTTACCCTTAAATTTCATAATTATGTTAACATCCCAAGAGATTGAGGAGTTTCTTAATGGAACAGATCCTGAAGAACACATTGTTGCTTTGGAATTTGATTATATGACAAATGACATATATAAGATAAAAGAAGTTCCAAATAAAGGAAAACAAATTTTAAAGGATACTTTTACTGCCTTTTGTTGGGTTGGAAATTTAAATTCATTAAATTTCTACAAAAAATCAAAGTCTTTGCAAAAAGAAGCAATGACCAAATATGGGATTATTATAACAAAATTAAGAACAGATGGCCACCCAAGATTGGAAAATGGAATGAAATTTTTAGTTCAGTCCTTGAAGGGGTATAGGAGTTTAACTGCATTCTTTAAAGATGGTGGTATAGACCCAAAAAGTGAAATTGGTAGAGAGAAAATACTTATATTATCCCCAGTTGACCAATATCTCATATCCAAAGGTAAAAGATTATTTAAAGGTTTTGATTCTTATGATGATATAACAAGACTTGTATTTGACTTAGAAACCACAGCATTAGAGCCTACTGATGGTAGAATATTTATGATTGGTATAAAAACCAATAAAGGTTATTCCAAGATTATAGAATGTATTAACCCAGAAGATGAAGCAAATGGTATTTTGGAATTCTTTAAGATTATTGATGAAATTAAACCAACAATCATATCAGGCTATAATTCATCAACATTTGACTGGGAGTGGATTTTCAAAAGATGTGAGATATTAAAGATACATGCTCAAACAGCTTGTAAATCTTTGAATCCAACAAAATCTTTCACAAGAAAGGATTCTTTATTGAAATTGGGTGGTGATGTTGAGAATTATATTCAGACCTCTATTTGGGGGTATAATGTGATTGATGTTCTACATTCTGTTAGAAGAGCACAAGCAATCAATAGTGATATTAAATCTGCTGGTCTTAAATACATTACAAAATTTATTGATGCAGAAGATGCTGATCGTGTTTATATTGAGCATACAAAGATTGGTAAAATGTATCAAGATAAAGAAGAATATTTCCTTAATGTTAAAAATGGAAAATATAAATTAGCATCAGAATATCCTGACCTTGACATTAGATTTCCAAAAGTATATAAGAAAATTACAGGAGATAAACTTGTTGAAGCATATCTTGATGATGACTTGGAAGAAACAATGAGAGTTGATTCAGAATTTAGTCAAGCATCTTTCTTATTGGCAAAGATGGTACCATTATCTTTTGAAAGAATATACACAATGGGTACAGCTGGACTATGGAAAGTATTGATGTTGGCTTGGTCATATAATAATAAATTGGCCATACCCCAAAGCGAGGGCAAGAGGAACTTTGTTGGGGGGTTATCTAGGTTAGTTAAGGTGGGATATTCAAAGAATATCATAAAACTTGACTTCTCATCCCTATACCCATCCATACAATTGGCTCATGATGTATTTCCATCTTGTGATATAACAGGGGTTTTAAAAGGTATGTTAAAGTACTTTAGAGACACAAGGATTCATTACAAGAATTTGGCAGAAGAGTGGAAGGAAAAAGACAAGAAAATTGCAGCAACATATGATAATAAGCAATTACCCATAAAGATTTTCATAAACTCAATGTTTGGTTCATTATCTGCACCATTAGTATTTAACTGGGCTGAAATGGATAAAGGTGAAGAAATAACTTGCACAGGTAGGTTATATCTAAGGCATATGATTAAATTCTTTATGAATAGGGGTTATGTTCCTTTAGTTTGTGATACAGATGGTGTTAACTTTTCAGCACCAGATGATTTTGAAAATAGGGAATATGTTGGTAAAGGAAATAACTGGAAGGTTAAAGTTGGTAAGATTTACAAAGGTATATATGCTGATGTTGCTGAATACAATGATTTATATATGAAAAAAGAGATGGCCTTAGATTTAGATGGTCATTGGGCATCTTGTGTAAATTTTGCAAGAAAAAACTATGCTATTATGAAAAATGATGGCAAAATAAAGTTGACAGGAAATTCAATCAAATCAAAGAAACTTCCACAATACATTGAAAGGTTTATTGATGTTGGGGTTAGACTACTATTGGAAGGGAAAGGAAAAGAATTTATTGAGGAATATTATAATTATCTTGAAAAGATTTATAATAAAGAAATCCCCCTAATTGAAATTGCAAACAAAGCAAAGGTTAGGCAAAGTGTTCAAGATTATATAAAGAAATCAAAAACTTTAAATAAGGCTGGGAGTACTACAAGTAAGATGGCGCATATGGAATTAATCATAAAGGAGAAACTACATGTTAATCTTGGGGATATAATTTACTATGTAAATAATGGGACAAAACAATCACATGGTGATGTGTCAAAGACAAAGGATGGTATTAAATTAAATTGCTATTATATTGATCAGAATGTGTTTGAAAAAACCCCTGACTTAACTGGTGACTATAATGTACCACGGGCTGTTGTAACTTTTAATAAAAGGATAACTCCATTATTGGTTGCTTTTAGCCCAGAGATTAGGGATAGAATTTTAATAAAAGACCCAGCAGATAGACAATTCTTTACAACAGAAGAATGTAAATTGATAAATGGTATTCCTTATGAGGAGAAGAATCAAGATGATTTAAATGAGGTAATGAATATATCAGAAGATGAAATAAAGTTTTGGGAAAAGATAAATGTTGACCCAAATCTAATATATGACAATGCATAAATAAAAAACCCCCAATCTAATTAAGGTTGGGGGTTTTCTTTTACTTTCTCATTTTAAGACCATATTTGGCATATAAATCATAGAAACCTTTACTTTTTAGATTCCAGTTTGTTTTAGTATTACCCAAATACTTCATAAATTCTTCATAATCATTAATACCAAATGTTCTTTCATCTGTGTAATGTTTTGGTTCATTGACCTCTCTGTCATTAGCATCATACCAAGTCCTAGTTATTGGATTTAGCATAAAAGGTCCATTAGAGTTAAAAGTAAGTTTAGTGTTTCCCTTACGTCTAAACAACTTAATAAATCCATTTTTTAAAAATTTAATAGCTGTCTTCATTTTGTTTGTTTTATAAATTGTGAATAAATTAATTTTTTAATCCATCAGAACTTACAATATACCAAGTTCCAGAACAATGTTTGAATTCAACACATGCCCCTTTCTCTAATGTTATTTCATCATACTCTTCATCTATCTTATTATTGTCAGGTACAACAATAACATTTGTCATTGCCTTTATTGTAACATTATCTGTATTCTTTGATTGTAAAAACAATCTACATTCAGGTATTGCTCTAACAATAATAAAACTTTCACCTGTTGTGGAATACTCTGTTTCTGAAACAATTGCCATATCTGATGTATTAACAAATGCACCATTTATGACCTTTTGGATTGGGATTGTTTTTATTATTGCCATAGTTTTTATTTCAAATATAAAGTAAATTTTTTAATAATCAAAATTAAATTACATAAATTTGTCTTGGCATTGCAACAAACTTTAATTGTTTGTTTAAGTTTTCAGCAATATTTGCTTCTTTTTCCATTTGTTTTTCAGGTCTTAGCCTTGATAATGTACCATTTTCACCAATTAGTTCCTCAAGCAATTTTTGTTTTTCATCTTTACCTTCAGTAATCAATGATTCATAATCCATTTTTAGGTCTGAATCTGGGACTTTTATTGCTCCGCTATATTTTCCCCTAACTCTACCTAAACTCTCCTTTACATAGGCTGTAAACCACCTTCTAACCCAATGTTTTGATGGTTGGTTTAATTTATCCCAAGTTAAATCTGTTAATGGAACATCAGATGGTAATCTTATAATATCTGGATTATCTTCCAAACATTTTCCACGGCTATCACCATCTACCTCATAATACCAATACCATACTTGTTTTCCAACATATAATGAGAAATTGCTCCAATTAAATCTACCACCAGGTGTGTTATACAATTGGATGGCTTTTTTTCCATCAGGTAATCCTGTTATTCTATATGTTAATGAACCTCCTAGAATTCTATTTAATATATTTGCTTCTTGCATTCTAACAAGATAATCAAATCCTGACATCATAAAGTAAGAACCTTGATAACCCAATTGTGCATAACCCGCCTCTGTTGCACCAAGACCAATTCCACCAAATCCAAATCCGCCAACACCTCCTAAACCAAATGCAGTCCAAGGTTGATTGCTAAACCAAAGCAATTCATTCACTTCTCTTCCAGCTGGAATTTCATATATTTGTTTGTTTGGCTCTAATGTAAAATAATCTTTCTGTAAGACCCAAGGACCACCAGATTGCAATCCAACAATCTTTGAATATGAATATTCATATTGTTTTTGAAAATCCATTGTTTTAGTGATTAAAGCATTTGCAACAGATTTCTCAGACATATTTAAGTTTACAAGATTTACCCATTGGCTATCTATAAGCCAATTAAGAACATACTGTTCATAATCTTGAACAGAAAGTTCCATTAATGAATCCATCATTTCATCAGTTATCTCAACACCCCTTAATGGAGCACCAAGTAAATGACGAACTCTTGTATAAATTTGTGTTCTTTCCGGCTCGGCTATTACTGACATATTTCTTTTATATATAAATATAAGAAACTATTCTTTTGGCTACTTATCATTTGCATTTTGATATAATTCAAGAACAAAACCCCAATTTACATAATCCCAAAAGTTATGAATATATTCATCCCTTTTGTTTTGATATTTTAGATAATAAGCATGTTCCCATAAATCCAATCCCAATATTGGAAAACCCCCATCCTTAATCACATTCATAAGGGGGTTATCCTGGTTTGGTGTGCTTATCACTTTTAATCTATTATTTTTGGTTGCAACAAGCCAGACCCATCCAGATCCAAAATGGTCTTTTGCAACTTCCTCAAACTTTTTCTTGAAAGCATTAAATGTTCCAAAACTTGCATTTATTTTTGTTTTTAATTCACTTGGAACATCCTTTTTGGTGGGGGTTAACATATTCCAGAATAAAGCATGATTAAATGCGCCACCAGCATTATTCCTAATCTTATCATCATATTTGCTTATATTTGATATGATTTGCTTTAAATCACCATTTGATTTTGTTTTCTTTAATGCTTTATTCAATTTATCCACATAACCAATATAATGTTTGTTATAATGAATATTCATTGTCTTTTCATCAACAAAAGGTTTTAATGAAGCATATGAATAAGGAAGTTTTTCAATGCCAACTTTTTTCATTTCTTGAATTAAGAAATCAACATTATCTTTATGTATTCTTGATATTATTTCTTCTTTGATTGTTTCTAGTATTTTCATAAAAGATTATATTTATAATATAAATATTAAGATAATGGATATTACCAAACTAAAAAGAATATTTGATTTTCTTGAAGAGAAGGAAAATAAAATACCAAAATATAAAAGAACTCTAACATGGAAAATTATGCTTAATTACCCATTAACAGAAGAAGATTTAAATTTCAAAGGTAATTTGATTCTGTATAAATCAAAAATAAAATCATTACCAAAAGGATTGAAAATTAGTGGTTTTTTGAGTTTATATGAAACAAAAATAACATCATTACCAGAAGGATTAGAAGTTGGGGGTAGTTTGGATTTAAGAGGTCAAAAAAAAATAACATCATTGCCAGATGATTTAAAAGTTGGTGGTGAATTAAACATAATTGGTTGTGATGCCATAACCTCATTACCAAAAGGATTGGAGGTTGGTAAGATTTTGTATATAAAGTACACACCATTAACAAAATATTCAGATGAAGAAGTAAGGGAAATGATTAAACCTGGATTTATAAAAGGAGAAATAATTAGATAATGGAAAAAGAAGCACTAAAAATAATATTTGATTTCCTTGAAGAAAAGGAAAATTGTAACCCTCCATTTTTATGGAAATGGAAAAATGGAATACCATTAATAGAAGAAGATTTGGAAGTTGGTGGTGACTTGGACTTACGGGATTCAAAAATAACATCATTACCAGAAGGGTTGAAAGTTGGTGGTGATTTGGATTTAACATATGTAAATATAAAATCATTACCAAAAGGCTTAAAAGTTGGGGGTAATTTGACTTTACTCTATTCAACTATTAGTTCCTTACCAGAAGGATTGGAAGTTGGTGGTAATTTGGATATAAGAGGGTTAAGAATAACCTCATTACCAGAAGGGTTGAAAGTTGGTGGTGATTTGGATTTAACATATTCAAGTACTTTTAATTTAAAAATAACATCATTACCAAAAGGATTGGAAGTTGGTGGAAATTTGCGATTAGGTAATACAAATATTACCTCATTGCCAGAAGATTTGAAAGTTGGTGGCACTTTGGATTTAAGAAAAACAATTCTAACCTCATTACCAAAAGGATTAAAAGTTAGAGGTGGTTTGAATTTAATAAGTTCAAACATAACCTCATTGCCAGAAGGATTGGAAGTTGGTGGTAATCTTGATTTAGCATTTTCATCTATAACCTTATTACCAAAAGATTTGAAAGTTGGTGGGAGTTTGAATATAAATTTCACACCATTAAAAAAATACACAAATAAAGAATTAAGAGAAATGATTAAACCTGGATTTATAAAAGGAAAAATAATTAGATAATGGAAAAACAAGCACTAAAAAGAATATTTTATTTCCTTGAAAAGAAGGAGGGTAAAAAATATAAAGACACATTAAAATGGAAATTAATTTTCAATGAACCATTAACAAAAGAAGATTTAAATGTTAAAGGTAATTTGAATTTGTATAAATCAAATATAACTTCATTGCCAGAAGGGTTAAAAGTTGAAGGAAATTTGGATTTATCCCATTGTAAACACTTAACTTCTTTACCAAAAGGTTTGAAAGTTGGGGGTCATTTGTGGTTAGCAGAAACAAACATAACTTCATTACCTGAAGGGTTGGAAGTTGTGAGTAGTTTGGATTTATCATTTTCTAAAATCACATCATTACCAAAAGGGTTGGAAGTCAATGGCGATTTGGACTTAACTGGAACTCCATTAGCTGATGATTATAATCAGGATGAATTAAGAGAAATGGTTTATCCTGGATTTATACATGGAGAAATATTAATATAATGAAAAAAGAACAACTAAAAAGAATATTTGATTTCCTTGAAGAAAAAGAAAACAAAAAACATAAAGATAGAGATAAGTTTATTTGGAAATTAAAATTTAATGAATCCCTAACAAAAGAAGAATTAAATGTTAAAGGAGATTTGAATTTAATATCAACAAAAATAACATCATTACCAAAAGGATTGAAAGTTTTTGGTTATTTGGATTTGTCATATTCAGAAATAAAATCATTACCAGAAGACTTGGAAGTTAGTGGTACTTTAGATTTAACAGATACAGAACTAACATCATTACCAAAAGGATTAAAAGTTGGTGGCAATTTAGATATAACTCATACACCATTGGTAAAATATTCAGATGAAGAATTAAGGGAAATGATAAAGCCAGGTTTTATAAAAGGAGAAATATATAACTAATGGAAAAAGAAGCACTAAAAAGAATATTTGAATTTCTTGAAGAAAAGGGAGAGCATCTTGGACCCCTTTTGTGGAAATTGAAGAATAAAATTCCATTAACAGACAAAGATTTAAATGTTAAGGGTGATTTGTCTTTTACTCATACAAATATAACCTCATTACCAGAAGGGTTAATAGTTAGAGGTAATTTGTATTTAACCTATTCAAATATAACCTCATTACCAGAAGGGTTAATAGTTAGAGGTAATTTGTATTTATCATATTCAAATATAACCTCATTACCAAAAGGTTTGAAAGTTGGTGGTTATTTGAATTTAGCATATTCAAATATAACCTCATTACCAAAAGGATTGGAAGTTGGTGGTGATTTGAATTTATTTTATTCAAAAATAACTTCATTACCAGAAGACTTGAAAGTTGGTGGTAATTTACATATAGATAACACACCATTAAAAAAATACACAAATAAAGAATTAAGAGGAATAATAAAATCTGGATTTATAAAAGGAAAGATATATAGGACATGAAAAAAGAAGCACTAAAAAGAATATTTAAATTCCTTGAAGAAAAGGAAAATTGTAACCCCCCATTCTTGTGGAAAGTGAAGAGTAAAATTCAATTAACAGAAAAAGATTTAAATGTTAAAGGTGATTTGGATTTATTTGATTCAAAAATAAAATCATTACCAAAAGGATTAAAAGTTAGTGGTACTTTAGATTTATCATATTCAAAAATAATATCATTACCAGAAGGATTGGAAGTTGGTGATGATTTGTATTTACATTATTCAAAAATAAAATCATTACCACAAGGCTTAAAAGTTGGGAATAGTTTAACCCTTTTTCAATCAAAAATAACATCAATACCGGAAGGATTAAATGTTAAAGGGTATTTAAATTTAGAAGGATTAGAAATTACCTCATTACCAAAAGGGTTGAAAGTTGGGGGTGAGTTGAATATAAGTGGAACAAAAATAACTTCATTACCAGAAGGCTTAGAAGTTGGTGAGAATTTATATATAAGATATACAGAATTAGAACAATATTTAGATAATGAATTAAGAGAAATGATTAAACCTGGATTTATAAAATATGATATAGTTAGATAATGGAAAAACAAGCACTAAAAAGAATATTTGATTTCCTTGAAGAGAAGGAAGAGCATAGAGCACCATTTTTATGGAAATTTAAAAATAATGAACCATTAATAGAAGAAGATTTAAATGTTAAAGGTGATTTGAATTTACATTACTCAAAAATAACCTCATTACCAAGAGGATTGAAAGTTGGTGGTTATTTGAATTTATATTTAACAGACATAACCTCATTACCAAATGATTTAACAGTTGAAGGTGCTTTATTTTTAATGGGTTCAAAAATAACCTCACTACCAGAAGGATTGAAAGTTGGTGGGAATTTACATATAAATAACACACCATTAAAAAAATACACAAATAAACAATTAATAGAAATGATAAAACCTGGAGTTATAAAAGGAAAGATATATAGGAGATGAAAAAAGAAGCACTAAAAAGAATATTTGATTTCCTTGAAGAGAAAGGAGAGCAAAATGCACCAGTTAAATGGAAATTAATTAATAATATACCATTAACAAAAGAAGATTTGAAAGTTAGTGGTACTTTGGATTTAAGAAGAACAATTCTAACCTCATTGCCAGAAGGATTAGAGGTTGAGGGGAATTTAAATTTAAATGATTCAAACATAACCTCATTACCAGAAGGCTTGAAAGTTTTTGGTTATTTGGATTTATCATATTCAGAAATAATATCATTACCAGAAGGATTGGAAGTTGGTGATGATTTGTATTTACATTATTCAAAAATAAAATCATTACCAGAAGGGTTAATAGTTAGAGGTAATTTGTATTTATCATATTCAAATATAACCTCATTACCAAAAGGTTTGAAAGTTGGTGGTTATTTGAATTTAGCATATTCAAATATAACCTCATTACCAGAAGACTTGAAAGTTGGTGGTAATTTACATATATATAACACACCATTAAAAAAATACACAAATAAACAATTAAGAGAAATGATAAAACCTGGAGTTATAAAAGGAAAGATATATAGGACATGAAAAAAGAAGCACTAAAAAGAATATTTGAGTTTCTTGAAGAGAAGGGAGAGCATAGAGCACCATTTTTATGGAAATTTAAAAATAATGAACCATTAATAGAAGAAGATTTAAATGTTAAAGGCAATTTGAATTTGTTTCAATCAAATATAACTTCATTGCCAGAAGGGTTGAAAGTTGAAGGTGATTTAGATTTATCCATTTCAAAGATAATGTTATTACCAAAAGGGTTGAAAGTTGGGGGTGATTTGTCTTTGGCTAATACAAAAATAACATCACTACCAGAAGGATTAGAAGTTGGCGGTGATTTGAATATAGTATATACAGATATAAAATCATTACCAAAAGGATTGGAAGTTGGCGGTGATTTGGACTTAATTGGAACTCCATTAGCTGATGACTATGATTATAATGATGATTATGAGGATGAATTAAGAGAAATGGTTTATCCTGGATTTATACATGGAGAAATATTAATATAATGAAAAAAGAACAACTAAAAAGAATATTTGATTTTCTTGAAGAGAATGAAAATTGTAATCCACCATTATTATGGAAATTGAGGCATGATATACCATTAAGAGAAGATGATTTAAATATTGAAGGTGATTTAGATTTACATAATTCAAATATAACTTCACTACCAGAAGGGTTAAAAGTTATGGGAAATTTGTTATTATTTGGATCAGCAATAACCTCATTACCAGAAGGATTGAAAATTGGTGGCGATTTGTATTTAAGATACACATCAATAACATTATTGCCAAAAGGTTTGAAATTAGAGGGTGATTTATTTACTAGAGGATCAAAATTAGAAAAACTTTCAGATGATGAATTAAGAGAAATGATAAAACCTGGTTATATAAATGGAAATATATATTAGATAATGGAAAAAGAAGCACTAAAAAGAATATTTGATTTCCTTGAAGAGAAGGGAGAGCATAGAGCACCAGTTAAATGGAAATTAATTAATAATATACCATTAACAAAAGAAGAATTAAATGTTAAAGGTGATTTGGATTTAAGATTTTCAAGTATAACCTCATTACCAGAAGGATTGAAAGTTGGGGGTGATTTATCTTTAAGAGGTTCAAAAATAACCTCACTACCAGAAGGATTGGAGGTTGGTGGTGATTTGCTATTATATAAATCAGCAATTGAATCATTGCCAAAAGATTTGATAGTTAGAGGTAATTTGCATTTACAATATTCATCTATGGAATCATTACCAGAAGGTTTGAAAGTTGGTGGTAATTTGCATTTAGAATTTTCAACCCTAACCTCATTGCCAGAAGGTTTGCAAGTTGTTGGTTATTTAGATTTATCATTTTCAAGAATAGAATTATTACCAGAAGGATTGAAAGTTGGTCGTAATCTATACTTGTCTGAACCATTAAAAAATTATAAAGCATGGGAGATTAGAAATATGGTAAAACCAGGAGGGTATATAAATGGAGTAATAAAAAGATAATGAAAAAACCCCAACCATAAAGATTGGGGTTTTTAAGTTAGGCATTAACTTCAAAGAGTTCATTTTCAAATATGAATGTTTCTTCTTGGTAATTGTGGTCAATAAAAGCATTCAATTCTCTCAATAACTCCAACTCTTTTTGCAAAGATGTAATTTTCTGAACCATAATGGCATCTGTTTTTTCAAACTCAACCATTTCAGCATTTATAAGTTGTTCCTTTTCATAAATCCAATTAAATAAATCAGATGTCTTAATAATACTTTGTTTCATTTTGCTTTGGTTTTTATTATAAATATTTTGCAAAGATAGAATATAAATCCAAAAAAACAAATATTATTTTGCAAAATTTAATATTTGTGTTAAAATATCTTCAGTTGTATCTGTTTCAATTAAGTTATCACCCAATACTGTGGATATTATTTTTTTCTTTCTATCCAACATATCATATATAATTCCCTCAATGGTGTTTTCAAATATTGGATAAAGCACAGATACAGAATTTTTTTGGCCAATTCTATATGCTCTATCTTCAGCTTGACTATGATCAGCTGGAACAAAAGATAAATCATTAAATATAACAACATCACCACTTGTTAAGGTGATACCAACACCAGCAGCTTTTATATTTCCAACAAAGACTTTAATTTTATCTTCATTCTGAAACTTATCCACACTATCTTGACGTTGTTTCATAGTGGAACTTCCATCTAATTTAACTGCATTCTTTTTAAAATGTTCATATATCTTGTTTAATGAATCTGTAAAGTTTGAGAACACAATAACCTTTCTTTCTTGTTCTAGTGTATTTTCAATCAATTCTATGGTGTTCTTAACTTTTTCATCAGCAATAATTTGTCTAACTTTCATAAGTTTTGTGAATTGAACACTTAATGATTTTGATTCTTTTGGGTTGTTTTTAACCCAATCAAAATATTCACCCATTACATTCTCATATTCTTTTGATTTTAATTTTAAATAAATTGGTGTTATTATCTTTTCTGGTAAGTCTAATATATTTTCTTTTAACCTCCTCAATAATATTGGAGCAGTTCTTTCCCTTAATTCATCCAAATTTGATGCACCGTTTACATTCCATACTTTATTCATTCCAACATTAAATTGATATGCAGCACAATATCTTCTAACATAGGTCATCCAATTCCTTGAAACAGGACTATCAACCAATGACAATAAATTAAAATAATCAATTGGTCTTGATGTTAATGGTGTACCAGTTAATAACCAAATTTTGTTTATATCTTTGCAAATGTCATTTATTATTTTGGTTCTGGATGCTTGTGGATTTTTTATATAATGACACTCATCCAATATAACCAAATCAAATTTGGATTTTTGAATTATACTTTCTTCTTTTGGTTTCAATGAATGAAAATTCTTTAGAATATCATAATTTATAATTATATAATCAGCAGAATCATCATAATTTTTGCTTTCACAAATATAAATTGCTTTATCTGTATAATTTTGAATTTCCCTCTTCCAATTCTGTTTTAAACTTGCCGGACATATTATCAATGTTTTATTTGGTTTTGCTTCAATTGAAGCAACAATTGCTGAACTTGTTTTGCCCAAACCCATATCATCTGCTAATATAAATTTATCATTTTCAAGCAGCTTTATAATTGCTTCCTTTTGATGCTGAAAAGGCATCCTATGTGAATATTTTTCAAAATCAACTTCAATATTCTTATTTGTCTTATCAACAATAATAGCATCTTTTGGAATCCAAAGGAGATTTAATTTATCATTTTCAAAAAATTTACCAAGAATGTGGTATGATTTTTCTTTTTCAACAAGCAATTTTTCAACCCATAATTTTTTAGGAATTTCAATCAATAACTTATCATCAGCAATCATATTTGCATAATACTGATCCAAATCAACCCATTTTCTTGCAATCTTTGGTTTTATTTCACTAAATAATGTTATATATTCAATCTGACTATCTGTCAAATAAAAGTTAGGGTTACTATAATAAAGATTATGTATGTTAACTAAATAATCATTATTACCATTATAATTTTTTAATATTTCTAATGCATCATCTTTTGTTACTTTCTTTTTAGCCATAATATAATTTACATAATTTAATTATAATAAAAATAAAACAAATTATCAATTTATTAAGTCTTATATATTTATTAGTATAATAAATTATGCTTATGGCAAAATTAGTCCCAATATCAAGAATTGGTAAATTTTTTGGTGAGGATGATTTTAATTTAGATATTGAAATGGGAATGGAATATTTGGGTGATGACTTGAATATGAGTGTTGTCTTATATAGAATAGATAGGAAAAAGACAAAAAAAGATGACATTTATGGAGAAGCCCCAAAAGATGGAATTGTTTTTATGCCTCCTATTGAGGTTAAAGGAATTGTTCAAATTGCAGAATCAAGTTTAAAACAACTTGGAAATTCCAAAGTTGAACAGAAAGAGCCTGGGAATATGAAATTCTCATTTTATCAAAAACAACTTGATGATTTGAAAGTTGAATTATTAAAAGGTGATTATTTAGGATATTATGTAACAGAAGATAAAGTTAGATATTATTCTGTGATTGATGATGGAATTGTTAATATGGATAATAAACACACCTATGCAGGGTATAAACCATTCTATAGAACAGTTGTTGCAACATTTGTAAATAAAGATGAATTTAGAGGGTTATGAAAAAATTGCATATAACAGAATCACAATTGAATAGAATTATTGAAATTGTAACAAAAAAAGAAGTTATTTGTGACAATTGTGGTTGGTCTTGGAAACTATCAGAAGGTGGTGATGACCCTTATATATGCCACAAATGTTGGCATAATAATGAAGTTGATTTAAAAAAATAATATGCCATTACCTAAAAAGATAAAAACAAATTTAGATATTACTTATGATAAAACCCTCCTTGAAAGAAGAGAGGAGTTATTAGATAAGATAACTGAAAATGGAACTTATTTACCCAAATCACTATTGCATGATGATTTGGATAGGGGAATGCTTGATTTTGTTAAAAATGATTTGCAGATAACATCACAAGGAAAAATAATACAAACATTAGATAGAATAGTTAGCACACAAAATTGGTCACAATATACAGAAACATGGACATTCATTGATGAGGATAATAATCCACTACCACCATTTATCACATTAGTTAGGATGAATGATACAAAATATGGATCAAACCCAGCAACACTTTATACAATACCAAATAGAAAACCATTTTATTTTGCAAGTGTTCCAACATGGGATGGTCAAAGAAATGGGATGGATATTTATTCAATTCCACAACCAGTTCCAGTTGATATAAATTTTAGCATTAAAATAATCACAAATAGGATAAGAGATTTAAATAAGTTCAATACAAAAATATTGCAAAAGTTCTCATCCAGACAGTCATACACAACCATAAATGGACATTATATACCAATAATATTAACCAACATTCAAGATGAATCTCAAATTAATACAGATTCAAGAAAGTTTTATATCCAATCCTATGATTTAACAATGCTTGGTTTTTTAATTGATGAAGAAGAGTTTGAAATTAAACCAGCAATAAATAGAATTAGTCAAGTTTTTGAAACAGATAATAAAAAATTTATAAATAGAAAATTTTAAAATATATTATATATAATAGTTTTTGATTGTTTTTTAGATATTTATGTAAATAAATAATAAAAAATAATGGCAAATCAAAAAGTATTCGTATCACCTGGTGTATATACTTCTGAAACAGATTTAAGTTTTGTTTCACAAAGTATTGGTGTAACTACACTAGGTATGGTAGGTGAGACTATCAAAGGACCAGCCTTTGAGCCTATCTTTATCACAAGTTATGATGAATTTCAAACTTTTTTTGGTGGCACATCACCTGAAAAGTATATCAACACACAAATTCCAAAATATGAATCTGCATATATTGCAAAATCATATTTGCAACAATCAAATCAAATGTATGTTACAAGAATTTTGGGATTATCTGGCTATGATGCTGGTCCATCATGGTCAATAACAACTATTGCAAATGTAAATAATTCAACCATTGGTTTAAGTGGTTCACCTACATCATTTTCAATTACATTTACAGGAACAACTGGGACAACTGGAACATTTGCAATAACAGGAGGAACTTATCCAAATGGAATGGATCTTGCAGCATTTTCATCTTACACATACACAACAAGTGCAGGAACACCATCATATTTCTACACTGATTTGAAAACTTTTGCAAATAATGTTGCAAATTCAAATGCCATAACTGCTCAAACATCAACTTATGGATCAGTTCCAGTGTCTGAATATAATTCAATTACAGGTTCAACACAATCAGGATTAACAACTTATAATTATTTTGGAACAACTGTTTCATTAAGTTCAGATGGTAAACCAGTTGATGAAAATGATGTTTGGAATTATGCCACATTCACAAATACAAATAACAATGAATATACTGGATTTTCTTTCTATTATAGAACATCTGCTTGGAATCAAGTTGGTGGTTCATTTACAGGAACAGTTACAGGAAATACTTATGTATTCTCTGGAACAGCCTATACAGGTTATAGTGATATGGTTGTTGCAACTATTAGGTCAAGAGGTATAACAAGTTATTCATCCACAAATCATGGGCAAATTTATTCATTGACTGCTGATACTTTAACAATTGATGGAGCAAATAGTTTAGCAATAAGTAGCAGCCCATTTGCAAATTTTGTATTAAGTGGAAACACAACTAGTAATTCAAATTTCACATTCAATGTTTCATTAAAACCAACAAATTCAAATTATATAACAAATGTGTTGGGAACTGATAATTTTGGCAAAGATAGAAATGATGTTCCAATATTTGTTGAGGAGCATTACCCAACCTTATTAACCCAAGCATATAAACTTGGCTATATTAGAGGATTGAAAACCAATTTACAATTTTTGGATTCTGCAAGAAGTGGTGATAGTGACTCAATTGGATGGTATCTTGAGAAATATCAATCACCAAAAACACCATTTGTTGTTTCTGAACTAAGAGGAAATAAGGTTTATAATTTATTTAAATTCATTTCAATTTCTGATGGTAATAATGCAAATACAGAGGTAAAAGTTTCAATCATCAATATGTCATTCAAAAATAGAACATTTGATGTATTGGTTAGAAGTTTTTATGATTCAGATACAGCACCAGTTGTATTAGAGAAATATACAAATTGTACATTAGATGAAACACAAAATTCTTTCATTGGAAAGAAAATTGGTACTAGTGATGGAAAGTATAATTTGATTTCAAAATACATTATGCTTGAGATGGGTGATGAATTTCCATATGATGCAATACCTTGTGGTTTTGTGGGTTATCCTCATAGAGAATATTCATCAAAATTAACACCAAACCTTTTATATAAGACAAAATATTACTACAACAATGAGGTTGTTAATAATGAGCCTTTTGCTGCATCAAATACTGTTCCAGCAGATAATGTAAAAAGAACATATCTTGGGTTTTCAACATCATATGGTTATGATAATTCATTTTTAGCATACAAAGGCAAACAAAACCCAGCTAGTATAATTTCTGATGGTACAGAATGGAATGTGATTACAAAAGGTTTCCATATGGATTCAGGTGCAACAGTTGTAACTATTGCTAATTTATATACAACAAGTGGACAAACAGCATTTGAAGTTGGTGCTGGAAGTTTCATAGCAGAACCAGAAGATGCAACAAATCCATACTATTACTTATATTCAAGAAAGTTTACATTATTGTTTGAAGGTGGTTTTGATGGATGGGATGTTTATTCTGAAAGAAGAACAAATGGTGATACATACCAAATTGGTGGTGTTGATTATATGAGAGGTGCATTGTCAGGTGCTCCTGGAAAATATTCTTCAGCAACAGGACAAGGAACTTTTAAACAAATTGTTGAAGGTGATGGAACTGTTGAGTTTGCAACAACAGACTATTATGCATATCTTAAAGGAATTTTAACATTCCAGAACCCAGAATCAACAAATATAAATGTGTTTGTTACCCCAGGCATAGATTATGTGAATAATAGTAACTTGGTTGAAAATGCTATTGATATGGTTGAATCTGATAGAGCAGATGCTATTTACATTGTTACAACCCCTGATGCAAACTTATTAACAACAGATGTGAATAATGTAATATACCCACAAGAATCAATTGTATCCTTAGAAGAAACAAATATAGATTCAAATTATACAGCAACTTATTACCCTTGGATTTTAGTTAGAGACCAAGTTAATAATACACAAGTTTATATTCCACCAACAGCAGAAGTTTGCAGAAACTTGGCTTTGACTGATAATATTGCATTCCCTTGGTTTGCATCAGCAGGTTATAATAGAGGATTGGTTAATTCAGTTAAAGCAAGATTAAAGTTAACACAAGATGATAGAGATACTTTATACCAAGGAAGGATAAACCCAATTGCAACATTCTCTGATGTGAATACTGTAATTTGGGGAAATAAAACATTACAAGTTAGAGAATCAGCATTGAATAGAATTAATGTTCGTAGATTGTTATTACAAGCACGTAAATTAATCTCTGCGGTTGCTGTGAGGCTACTTTTTGAACAAAATGACCAGATAGTCCGCCAACAGTTTTTGGATACAGTAAATCCAATCCTAGATGGCATTAGAAGAGATCGTGGTCTTACTGATTTCCGTGTTACAGTTTCATCTGACCCAGAGGATATAGATAGAAATACAATGAGTGGTAAAATTTATATTAAACCTACAAGGTCATTAGAATTTATATCACTTGAATTTGTAATCACACCTACTGGCGCTTCATTTGAAGATATATAATGTTGGATATTTTAATCATTAAATAACACAATTGGTGATAATGATGGATTTTTACTACAAACCCCCACTTCTCCATTGAGGTGGGGGTTTTTTATTGTATCAATACAATAACACATTCATTTACTTTTATTTGTTAAATTTTTATTTTTTTTAAAAAAAATGAAACAAGTAGCAAAAAAACAAACAACTGAAAAAACAAATATACCATTATATATTTTATTTGGATTATTCTTTGCTTTTTTCTTAGGTATGATTAATTCTCCAAACAATTTAAATAACCTAAAAAAATCTTTTACTCCAACTATACTAACTGAAACAATTTATGTGGAAAAAGTGATAATGCCCATATCAATTAAAAAGGATACCAATATTGTAGTTGAATCCAATCAACCTACAAAGACTTCAACACCTATTGTAGAACCCAAACAGATAGAAGATGAACTTGAAGGTATGACTATTATAAATGATGATTTCTATGGTGGTAGAGGATATGGTTATAATATAAGGAATAAAAGCAAATCTGAATTAAGGGAATTTTTAAAAATAAATGGTTTTAGGAATTTGAATAATTCCTCATTATTTGAAATGAGAAGAATGTGGATGGGATATCAATATGAAGGAATGCTAATGAATTTGCATTTAATGACTGAATTTCCATTGTCTATGTTGTATTCATTTTTCATCATTGAAGCCACTAATAATGGTGTTGAAAGTGAATTATGGAGATTACATGGTAATCCTGGGGGTATGAAATCATTCAAAGGTTATCAATCTGTTACTTATAACACAGATGAAGTTATAAAAGGTAAGAGAAAAAATATAAGAGCAAAATTTCTAAAGGCAAGGTCAACAAAGGAAGGTATTGAAGCCTGGGCAAAAGTATTAAATTCTGGAAGGTATTATGCTTGTAAAAAAGCAAATTATGGTTTACCAAAAAAAGAACTATATGAGAGTATATGCAAATGTGTATATGAGTCAGGATATCATACAGACCCTAAATATAAATTAAGAGCTCAATTTATGGCGGAGTTTTGGAAATTTAAAACAAATAACTTCCCAGTCATTACAATTGAAGAATTCTAAATATCAATATATTTATTATAAAAATAATATAATTATGTTGATAATTGAAGATTCTAATGAAAAGTGGACACCTAATATGAAGTATTATGCTTTTGATTGGGATGATAATATTGTATATATGCCAACAGAAATAATTTTATTAGATAATTTTGATGATGAGGTTGGAATGTCAACACATGATTTTGCAAAATATAGGTCTGAAATTGGTAAAAATACATTTAAATATAGAGGAACAAATATAGTTGGATATGCTCAAAAACCTTTTAGACAATTTAGAGAAGAAGGTGATGAAAATTTTCTTAATGATATTATGATTGCAAAAAGAGGTCCAGCATTTAATGATTTTAAAGAAGCAATAAATAATGGTTCAATTTTTTCAATTATTACAGCAAGAGGTCATAATCCCAATACCTTAAAAGAAGGTGTTAAAAAATATATTAAAAAAGGGGTTTTTGGTATTGATGAGAATAAATTAATTTATAATCTTGAAAAATATAGAGATTTAATACCTAGTGATGATAATGAAGACATTGTTGATGATTATCTTAATATGTGTAAATTTTATCCAGTTACTTTTTCATCTGGTAGTGCAGCAAATCCAGAAATAGAGAAAGTTAAAGCATTAAATGAATTCTATATTTATTGTGAAAATATGGCAGATAAAGTTAAAGAAGCATTTTTGTTTAAAAATGATTTAAAAGGTGAAACTGGAGGTTTAATGAAATTTTCAGTAGGTTTTTCTGATGATGATCCTAAAAATATTGAAACTATTAAAGATAAAGTTAATAAGAGTAATTTAACAATATATTCAACTAATAAAGGAGATAAAGAAAAAGTTAATTAATATATTATATAATACAAATTTATACCCTATAATAAAAAAGTAAATAGAAAAAAATTCAATTATATAATAAAAAAATAAAACATTAGATATTTATAAATAAAAAAATATGGCAGACTTGCTAATGAAAATGCCTTTACCGTATGAACCAAAAAGGCAAAATAGGTTTATTTTAAGGTTCAAAGATGCAATGGGTATAAATGAATGGTTTGTTGAAAGTGCTGCAAGACCAAAGATAGATATAACCCCAACTGAAATAAAATTTTTAAACACATCAACATTTGTTGCTGGGCAATTCAAATGGAATTCAATAACAGTTAAATTTAGAGACCCAATTGGACCATCAGCTGCACAAGCCCTTATGGAATGGGTTAGATTACATGCTGAATCGGTTACTGGTAGAATGGGTTATGCTGCTGGATATAAACAAGATATTGATTTAGAATTACTTGATCCAACTGGTGTTGTTATTGAAAAATGGATTTTGCAGGGTTGCATATTAACATCTGTTGATTTTGGAAGTTTAGGTTATGGTCAAGATGCGCTAGTTGATATATCAGCAACAATTCAACCAGATAGGTGCATATTAGTTTATTAATTTAATAATAAAAAATTAAACCCATGTATTTATATAATCAAATATAGATATATGGGTTTTTTTATTTTAATCCATATTCTATATTTTCTTTTTTTTAAATAAGTTTATTTTTTTAATAAAAATAATATGGAAGAAAATATTAAAGAATATGGTCAGGCAAATTTTAACTTGCCTCATGATATTGTTCCATTACCATCTGGTGGAATATTTTACAAAAATAAAAAGAAATCAGTAAAAGTTGGTTATTTAACAGCAGCAGATGAAAATTTGTTGCTTGGTAAAGGGGCAAACTTTTTAATGCAACTATTAAGGAATAAAATATATGAATATGATTTAAAACCAGAAGATATGCTTGAAGGTGACATTGAAGCAGTTTTAATCTTTTTAAGAAATACATCTTTTGGTCCAGAAATAGAAATAAATACAACTGATCCTAAAACTGGTAAACTATTTAATGTAAGTATTGATTTATCAGAATTAAATATAATAAAAGGTAAAACACCAAATGAAGATGGTACATTTACAATTAAATTACCAAAAAGTGGTGATACTTTAAAATTAAAACCATTAACATTTGGTGAAATTAACTCAATAAGTGAGGCAATTGAAAATTATCCAAAAAACATAGTTCCACCAAGAGTAACAATGAGATTATCAAAAGAAATAGTTGAAATAAATGGTAATACAAATAAAGGAGATATTGCAAAGTATGTTGAGAATATGCCAATTATTGATTCTAAATTTATTAGAAAATTTTTAAATGAGAATGAACCTAAACTTGATATGAAAAAAAATGTAAAGACCCCATCAGGAGATATGACCACAGTTAATGCTGGGTTTGGGGTTGACTTTTTTCGTCCTTTCTTCGGAATATAGAACAGCACAATTAACTGAATTTTATTATTTAAAAAAACACTTAAATGTATCTTATAGTGAATTTTTAATTATGCCAATATTTTTAAGGAAATTTATATTAGATAAATGGATAGAAGATATTGAAAAAAACAAGGGATGATAAAAAAAATCATCCCTTGTTCTATTTATATATAAATTATAAAAAATGGCTGGTAGTTTTAGGGATTATCTTACTTCAATAGCTGGTACTGCTAGTAGTGCAACTGGTGGTATTACTGGAAGTATGTTTGGAATAGATTTAGCAACATTACAAAGTGTATTTAAAGATTTTGCAAATCTTCCAGGTGCAATAAATGCTTTGGAAAAGTTATCATCTGAAATAAATGAGAATTTTATTTTGGGTAGATCAAGAGTGCTTGAATTTAAATCAACAATTGCAACAGTTTCACCAATTGTTAGACAACTAGGAGGTGATGTAGAAAATGTTGTTAATATGATAAAAGAGTCAAGTGCAGCACTAAATAGAGTTGTTGTTTTTGATAAAGATGTATATACTGATATATTCACATTAACTCAACTATTAGATACTGATACTAAAACAATTGTAACAAATTTTTCAAATGTAGGCATATCTATAGCAAATGTAACAAAAGATGTTCAGAATTCTATAAAATATGTTAAGAGTATAGGTATGGATGCCAAGTCTGTAATGACTGATGTTCTTAATAATGCAGACTTATTGAATAGATTTAATTTTAAAGAAGGTGTTTTAGGTTTTTCAAAAATGGCAGCAACAGCAGCTATATTAAAAGCAGATATGAGTGATATTAAATCATTTGCTGATAAAGTTTTTAATGTTGAAGGTGCAATTGAGACAGCATCAGCTCTTCAAAGATTGGGTATTTTTATGGGTGATTTGGCTGATCCATTTACATTGATGAATAAATCTTTAAATGACCCAGAAGGACTTATAAAGAGTATTGGAAGAGCAGTAGAACAATTCACAACATTAGATATTGAAACAGGTAAAATTTCAATAAATCCATCTGCTATAGGAATGTTTAAAGAATTAGGAACTCAATTAGGTTATGATGATGAGAAATTAAAGAAAATTGCAATTAATATGAGAGAGTTTAATGAAAGGGCATCTCAAATAGATTTTAAATTTAATTTATCAGAAGAGCAAGAAATGTTAATTGCAAATTTGGCATATCTAAATGAAAAAGGTGACTATGTTGTTACTATTAAAGATGAGAAAACTGGTGAAATGGTAGCAAAAAAAGTATCAGAATTGACTGAACCACAAATAAATAAATTAAAAGAAATTTCAGAAAAAGAACCAGAAACATTAATAGAATTAACAAAAGAATCAATGTCAACAGGTAATTTAATATTAAATAATTTAATTGCAATAAAATATAGATTATTGTTTGGTGGTGCAGCTACTCCTACTCTTTTAGACTATCAAGAAAAAAATAGAGAATTTGTTAAAACAACATTGTTAGAATCAATTGATAATTTATTTAGTCAAGAAGATTTAATAAAACTTAGAACAGATCTTGAAACAATAGCACCACAATTAGACCCAAAAAACCCTTTGGATGCAATGAGCAAAATAGCAGAATTAGAATCTGTTAGAAATATTATAAATAATTTTTCAGAACTATCAACTGTACTTGAGTCTCTTGTACCTAATGTTAGTGAGTATAATGAACTTTTAGATAGCGAGATAAGAAGAAATTCTACTACTGATGGTAGTTTATTAGAACCTAGGCTCACATCTCTTTTTAATAGAAGTGTAACACCATTTAGCCCAATGGGTAGAGGAAGTAGAATAACTCCACTTAATTTAGACCCAATAAATGATTATAATAGACTTGCATCACTTAATTCTTCAAATCCAAAATTCACATTTGAGTTTATTCAGAAAGTTTTGGATTCATCAGGCAGGACAAAAAAAAGAAATAAAATAGATGAAGCTAGTTATTTTTATAATAGTCAAAAAAATTACAAAAGTATTATGATTCCTGAAAAAGATACTGGAACTCTTACATAGCACCTATCTTGGTTAACTAATATAGAAAACATACATTAAAATATTTATAAATAAATTAAATAATGAGAAGCCCTTTAGATTTTGGTAATAGTGATAGATTTAGGAAAGATTTAGTAATTAAAAATTTACCCCCATATAAAAAATCACCTTTTCAAAATACACCCCCATTTTATTATGAAGCAACTCCTTTTGATAATATTTTAAGTGTTAAAGACACACCTGATAATTTAATTGATACACCCAAATTTGCAAATGAATTATATACTAGAAATCAATATGGAAAAAATGGTGGTAGTTATTCACAAGTTATTGATCCTAATAGATTAACTAATAGCAAAACAAATTATGGTGAGTATGGTAGTAGTAAAGTTTTCTTATTAAAATCAAGTTTACCAACTTTAAATGAAAATATAACAAAAAATTTCTATTTAGGTGTTAATGTTAAATTTAATGTTTATAGTGATGCTAAATATTATATAGAAAAAGATACATATTGGTTTGACCCAAATTTGCCAAAAGAAGGTATATTGTATTATTGGGGTGAAGGTGGTGGTAGTTTTGTACCATCAACATATACACCATATGGCATTTTAATGGATACTGCTGAAACAAAGGCTAATTTGGCAGAAGATTCATATATTGCAAGATTAAGTGCTCAAAAATTAAATGAAATTCTTGAGGATAGAGCAAATGCTTTTATAAGCAAAATAGATACTGTTCAAAAATTTGAACAGACCATAGAAAATATAAATGACCCATTAGATGTTTATAATTTGATTATAGGCAGAACACCAATAATTGAGCCTAATTGGAGTATAACAAAACCAAATAATTTACTTATTGGAGGTGCACAATTGTTTATTGGTGCAGTAGGGGGTGAATTACCATTCCCAACAATATTAGGTAGTTATTTTGATGAATCAATTAAGTTAAATGGCAAAGAACCTAGGGGATTCCTTGGTACTAAATTCCAACAGAAAAAAACAGGGTCTCAGTTATTTTATGATAATATGGGTTCTGGGCAAAGATTGGTATATTATAAGAATATTAGTGAGAATTTATATAAACCAAATTATGATAGGTCTGATTTTCTTGGTTCTTTTTTGGATCTTTTCACAAAAAATAAAAGTAATTATTATGTTGGAAATGAAAATTTAGATGTTAGTGATATTTCATCACCACCAACAGATTTGCCAGTGGATCAATTTGATAGACCATTCAAAGCTATTGTGTATGGCCCAACTGAAATTTCAAAAGTTTATGAAGGTGAAGATTTTAATCCACCTACAGGATTAAATGGTGTTAATTACAATGATGGTGGTGGTATTGAAGGTGGATTGACTTGGGTTTCAGAAAAATATAAAGAAAATTCTGGTAAAAATATTGGACAAAGTGGAAAAGTATTTGGTGATAATAACACAAAACAAACAACATATGATTTAACAGAGTCAACAAATTATAAATTCAAACCAGGGTCTATTTTGGATGATACTCAAAAATTAATTAACTCTCAACCAAATGGAGCAAATAGATTAAAGCATGTGGGGAATGCTATTGACCAAGTTAGTAAAGTTTTCAATGATGGATATAAAGAGATTACAAAAGGTTCAAAAGTTAAAAAATACAAATATCAGAATGCTGAAACATTAACAAATGGGTCATTTGAAGAGTATTGTAGATTATTCACAAAAGATTCACCTTATATGACTTATGAAAGATTGCAGAAAGTGAATGGTATTACAACAAGCGGTAGGAGAATGAAAAGTTCAGTAATTAATAATACATATGATTTGAGTATAACTCCAAGAGCTGGAAATGATGCAAAAAAATATATGCTTTCTATTGAAAATTTGGCATGGAGAACAAGTGATATGTATTTAGATTTGCCTGAATGTGAGAAAGGTCCAAATGGTGGTAGAATTATGTGGTTTCCACCTTATGATTTAAAAGTTACTGATTCATCAACTGCAAACTGGAATCCTAATGAATTTTTAGGAAGACCAGAACCTGTATATACTTATAAAAATACAGCAAGGTCTGGGTCAATTGATTTTACTATTGTTGTTGATCATCCATCTATTTTAAATGTTATTTCAAATAAAGTTTTAGCAAATGAAAGCAACTCTGAAAATATAAATGGTATTTTGTCATCTTTTTTTGCTGGATGTTTGACTTATGATATATATGATTTAGCAAAGATATATAATACAATGAAACTATCTGAACTTGAAGAAATACAAAAAATGGTGAAAGAGGATAAAACAATAGTTGACCAAGTATCATATATTAAGAGAACAGTTATCACAGGATCAGATCCAATTAGCATAAAGGACACAACTAAACCTATAGTTGAAACAGTTTCAGATTTTAATAAATATAGTGGTTATGCTTTCTATTTTGATAATGATATACCTAAATCAAGTGATGCAAAATATTTAGATACATTTAAATCATATACAAGTAACACACTTTATGATACTACTACTTTTATGACAGATTATATTCAAGATAATTTTAAAGAATTAAACCAATTTATAACTGAATGTAATAATTTTTTAAAAAACAATGATGGGAGTACTATTAGCATAGAATTGACTTCAACAGCATCAAACCCTGGAACTAATTCTTATAATATAGAGTTAAGCAAAAGGCGTAGCAAGACTATTGAAAAATATTTAAAAGATAATATAAAATCAGAAAAATTTACAATAACAAAATTTAATAATCAAGGTGAAGATGTAGGTGTTGTTGCAAAATCAAGTAGGTATAGCGATTTTTCTGTATCTAAATGCACTAATACATTTGATGTAACAAGTCAATATGCTATGGCTTGTAGAAGAACTGCAATAACAAATATCAAAGCTACTAAAACTACAAATCCAACAATACCAATTACACCACCTAATCCAACAACTGAAGCTGAAATTAAAGTAATTAAACAAATAACTAATGTTAAACTTGTGGAAACACAAGAAAAAGTTATAAAGAATATTTCAAAAAAAATACTACAAAAACTGCTAAATGAATGTGATTATTTTGAAACAATAAAAGAAACAAGTCCTTTTATTTATAATAATTTAAAAGAAAAAATAAAATATTTTAATCCAATTTTCCATTCAACAACACCTGAAGGTTTAAATAGTAGATTAACATTTTTACAACAATGTGTTAGACCTGGTGATACAATACCAACAATAAGGAAAGATGGTGTTGGTGAGGTTAGGGATGCAAAAAATACAGCATTTGGTATTCCCCCAGTTTTGATATTAAGGGTTGGAGATTTTTTTCATACAAAGATTATACCAGAAAATTTACAAATTAGTTATGATCCACTACATTGGGATATAAACCCAGAAGGAATTGGATTTCAACCAATGATTGCAAAAATTCAATTGTCATTTAAATTTGTTGGTGCTAGTGGTTTAAGCAATGCTGTTGATAAATTACAGAATGCTTTGTCATTTAATTATTATGCAAATACTGAAGTTTATGATCCAAGAGCTGAAAAAACAGATTTTAGTTTAGATGATATGGACAAAAAAATAGAAGATTTTATTAGGGAGAAGGAAAAGGTTGAGGATGATAATAAAACCACAAATGATATTGTAACAAATAGTTTTAATACAATTGGTGTTATTGATACAACAAATAAAACATTAGATTATTATAATTTAATGGTTGAGTTAATTAACTCTGCAAATGATTATGTTAATTCATTAAATAATAAAATACAAAATTTTTCACAGAAGAATGGTAGTGCAGCATTATTTTTCTTGTTTGATTATCTTAATTACATAGATGGAGTGTATTCAATAAATGCTAACTCTGAATTTAAATTATTTGGAATTCCATCATTAAAATATAAGGATAAATTATTTGAATATATTAATGAATATCAAAAAAATATTTTAGATGATAAAGATGATTTTATCAAAAAAGTAAATGATGAGTTTAAAAAATCAAAAACAAAAGAAGATGAACAATTTAAATTGAATTATAAAAAACAAACAAATAAAATAATATTAGAACTTATAAATAGTATTGATATTATGTTAAATGATTTTGTTAAGATACAATCAACTTTTCAAAAAGTTTTATCAAAGGTTTTGGTTGTTTTATCAAAATATAATTTAAAAGAAGGTTATGATGGATTTGTTGATAAAACAGGTAATGTTACAGCATATGAGTTAAATTCATATCAAACATTAATTGAGAATGTTTTAAAAGGTGTTAGTGATGCTATAAAAAATAATATTTTATACTATTCTTCTAATGAAATAAAAAATCCAAAAAATATTTTAAGTGGAGATGAGCAATATAGTTTTATGTATTTATTATTATATAATGCAATTATGAATGATAATGCAAAAGAAACTTTCAAGAATGGTATTAAAATTGTTTCTAATTTATCTTATAAACCAACTATAACACAAAGTAATGATGTTGTATCTAAAATATTTGATGAGTATATTGAAGATGTTAGAAATAGGTTTAAAGATAAAAATAAAGAATATTCTGAAAAATTAGATGATTTTGATAAAAATTCAAAAAAAGCAATAAATTCATTAAAGACAGACATCACATTAAATAAAGATAATTTCAAAGTTGTTTACACAGAAAATACAAATCCAGATTTTAAAATAAAAACTGTTTTTATAACTTTGAATAAAAATAACATTGATATTTTTGATAAAGAAGATACAACTTGGAGTATAAATACAGATAATTTTATTCTAACTAGAAATAAATTAAAATTATGAATTTAAAATATTATAATAGATATTCACAATTTGTTATTAATGGTGAGCAAAAAGTTGTCCCATTTATAAAATTACCCCCAAAAAGTACAGACAATGTTTTTTTTTATAAAAAAAATGTTAGTAGATTAGATAAAGTTTCACAACAATATTATCAAACACCATTTTTTAATTGGCTTATATTGGCTGCAAATCCAGAGTTTGGTGGGTTGGAAAATAATATATATGATGGGGCTATGTTAAAAATACCATATCCATTAGAAACTTCTTTATTAGATTATAAAAATGCATTAGAAACACATTTCTTTTATTATGGTAAATGATCAAGGTAATATTAGGGTTATATATGATGAATCAAATGTCATATATATTGATCCAAATAAGGTTATAACAAATACTGGTGAAGTTATTGAAAGAGCAGTTATGCCTGAAAACTTTGTTATGTATGCTAATTTGGAGGCTAAATTAATACCTAGAACAAAACTTTTAGTTGGGGGTACACCAAATAATTCTAGTAGAACAATATTATTAGGAACTCTAAATTTTTTAAAACCAAACACAAAAGATAATTATTACACATCCACATATTATGATGAGATAACTGGTAAGAATACATTAAGTAATGCAGGGGTTAATCAAAAAATAATAGAAGTTGATGATAATAATGGCAATCCATATATATTAAATACTGCACAAAATATTCAAGATAACACCTTACTTGGTATAAAGAGTATAGCAATAAGAACAAATTCATCATTTATACCAACTGTAACTATTATTATGGAGGACATCCAAGGAAGAGCATTGTTTAGTTTGGGCAATGAATCGCCATATTCTGCTTTTTTTAATTTACCATATCCAACATTTTTTTTAACAATAAAAGGATATTATGGTAAAGCTGTAAGATATGAGTTAGTTTTGAACAAATTTAATGCATCGTATAATACAAATAGTGGTGATTATAACATCACTTTGGATTTTTTGGGTTATAAATATAATGTGTTAACTGATCTTAATGTGGGGCATTTAATTGCTTGTCCAAATATGTATTCTAAAAAATATGAAATAACTCAAAATGGGGCAAACAATCTAACACCATCACAGATTGGAAACATAAGTAATCAAACACAAGGTAAAACACAAAGTTCAACTGGGAACAAAACAGTATTTGAAGTAAATACCCAACTTGGTTATCAAAAAATACTAGAAGTATATAAAGAATACAAGGAAAAAGGTTTAATTGATGCAGATTTACCTGAATTATCATTTAGTGAATTGATTTATAAATTAGAAATGTTTGAACAAAATGTTTTAAATTCACTAAACAAAGTTGATGTTCAGAAATTAACTGATGGTAAACTATATAGAAAAATTCTTACATCTTATTATAATGAAATTAGAGGAAATTTAACATCTTGGGTTAATAAATATTTGGATCCTAATCCAATTATATTAAACAACACAAATGATGTCATATATGGAATAAAAAAGGAATATATTAATAATCCAGCAGATGGTAGGATATTATTAGTTGAGAGTGATTTGAGTAAAATAATATTAAAATACAATACTGAATTAAATGCCAATCCAACATTTGGTATTAATGGTGAAGCAACAATTGTTAATAATATTAATTATGATATGTTTATTGCAACAAACCCAAACATTGATTGGTGTGCAACATATAAATCAAGAAATAAATCAGTATCATTAGATTTAATAAATAGTTTAACAATTGATGATTGTAGAAATAAAATAGAAAATGATATATTTTTTGAATATACATTATCTAGTGTAACTAGAACAACTAATGTTTTTACAATATCAAAATTCATTGATGAAAGAAATAAAATGGAATCAAAATTCATTAGTGAATTAAATAGAATTGAAAAAATATTATCACAACAATTAGCTTTAAAAATTGAGAAAAAGGAAAATGGTATTGGTTTTAAACCAACAGTTAAAAATGTTGTTGCAGTAATATTGGCAACAACAGAAGGGTTTCTTAGATTAATGGAGGATGTGCATACATCATCTTGGAATGTTAGAAATGATAGGGATAGGATTGAAGCAGTTCTAGGCGACCAAAATATTTCAAAAGATGATAATAATAATGCTGAAAATGATAGTGAGAAAACTGTGTTTCCTTGGCCTTTAGTTTATTATACAAATAATAAAAAAGAGGCAAATAAATATGAATTAATATATCCTGGTGATCCAACAATAATTAATACAACAAAAGCATATTTTTATGACAAATGGCCCGAAGTAGAGTTTGTTGAAGAGTTTATGAAAGGATATGCAAAAAGAAATGAATCACCCCAAGTAAATGAATTTGTTAACCCAGATATTACTGAACAAAGCAAATATACATATAACACAATAGAGTATCCATTTTTGAATGTTCCTTATCAACTAACAACAAATGTTAGTTTCTTTTATGAGTTTTGGGATAGAATGATATTATCTTCATATTATTCAGGATTAGCACCATTGTATCAAAAGAATAAAGAAATAGGTAATTTAATTAAACAAAATGAGTTTAAAAATATAAGAAACACACTTGCAACCAATTCAATTATTTTTATACAACAATTAAAGAACATATTGCTTTCTCAAAGTGGGTTAAATTATGATAATTATGGAATCCAGTTAAGTTCTTTTTCAAATGGAGTTTCAGAAAATTACAATAGATATTTAGATGGGTTTTCAAATACTAAATATATTACAACAGAATTGAATAACCCAAGCAAGTTGTATGATATTGATGAATTTGTTGGTCTTACAGAAAATTTTACAAATAATTTAAATGCCAATGATATAAAAGCATTACAAAATGTTGTTACAAAAATACAAGATGCAGATAATATAAATTATACATACCCATTTACTAATACAACTTGGGTGAATGAAAATTTAATTAATAGCATTCCAAATAAATTTGATACAAGTAAAACAATATTTTTTAATTCAAGTAGAAATATAATAACAAATTTTAGAGCCTATAATCAAAATTTAGAGAATAGACCATTCAAACCTTTAAATAATAATTCATTTTTATATGGATCTGTTTATCAAGACAATTATGGTATAAATCAATCAATGTCAATACTTAATAGTCCAATTTTTGCAAATGCAATTCAAGTTGGGGTTACAAATTGGAGAAATGGTGATAAACATCCATATATTGCTTCTGCTTATCTTTTTTTAAATTCCCTACCATTATCTCCACTAACTGACTTTTTTAGCAACACAGGGTCTAATAATAAGAATGGGCACGTTTTTTCAACCTTCATAAAGTATGGTACATTACATAAATTACCATATGCTTGGGTTTTAAAATATGGATCCATTTGGCATAGGTATAAGAATTATGTGAAAACGAAAACTGATTTTTTGGATGATGTTTGGAAAGATTTTGATTATAAAGCAAATTACAATCAAGATTCAAATTTTACATACCAAATAAATGGCTATGTACCATTTAAACTAGTTGAAGGTAATGAGATAAATTTAGGGTTTTATCCGGTGTTATTAAATGATTTCAATGCTTTTTTGAATGGGTATGATTTGTTTTCAGGATATACAAATACAGAATTAAATGTTAATGAAAATAGGGGTTTAAAGATTATTAAATCACTAGATTATTCAAAAAGTGGATTGACCTTTAATGGTTATTCAGTAATTGTGCCACAAAACATATATGATAGTGTTACATTTATCAATTATTGTGATAATATTGATTTCAATAGAACATCAAAGCATTATGTTTTACCATCAACAAACAATAATAGAATTACAAATAAATCATTTTCTAATACAAATAATAGTAATTATGCATCAACAAATGATTTAATAAAGGTTGCACACAATGGTTCTCTAAGTGTTATAATGCAAGATGTTTATAATTCATTTACATTTGATGATTTGAAAAAACCATCCCCAACCGAGTATTTTAATAGCAAGAAAGATGTTAATTCATTTTCATTATTATATTCTGCTAATACAAGTTATGCTTCAATAGAAGATATTTTTTCAGTTTTTGATTATGCTACTTTGGAGTTATTTGAAACTGAATTTTTAAAGTTTAGTAAGTCAATATATGATATTGATGATTCTGGTAAAAACATTAATTTAATTGATTTGGAATTTGGTCAACCAGTTGCAGCATACAAAAATTTCCAATTCCTATTTAGGAATCTAATGGAAATACCATCAAATTATCTTAATTTAACTAATAATGATTTTTATAAACAATCAGCAGAATATCAGACACAGAATATAAATAATTTCATAGAAAGTTTTTTAAATTATAATGTGTTATTTAAGTTTGGCAACCCAACTCAATATAATAGATATACATATAATTCATTGATTAACCATTTAGGTGGGGCATCAAGAATATCAAATCCTAAAAGATATAATAGTTATGTTGCAAATACATTACCAGGAAATGGTGTTTCATTACTACAATCCCAAACAAGTAAAGCAAAAGAATGGGAAACTTTAAATTTATATGTTGGATTATCAACAATAAATGAATTAAAATACAAGGATACTGGATCATATATAACAGATTTTTTTAGAGCAAATAATATTGAATTTTCAGAATCAAATATTATTGAATTGGCAAAACCAATAAAGATTTTTGCAACACAAAAATTAAAGAATCCCAACTTTACAAAACAAAATTTTCTTGATTTGTTAATTAAGAATCAAGATTCATTAGATGCTTTTTTGGAAAGCAATGTGGATGAAACATTAACATTATTACAAAAAGAAATAGATAATATTGATGTTGTGGAAGTTAATAATATAACATCAACAGTTGATGGTACATTTTCAAAATATGATTTATATGAATCATTTAAATCAATAAATGACAAATGGATATCAAGTAGTGATTATACTACAAGGACATTATTTGAGGATGTTTTATTTTTAGATAGAGGTGGTAGAAATATTGGAGACTTATATTACATAGATATCTTTGAGTTAAAAAAGACACTTGTTGGAGCAAAGAAAAATTTAAAAACACCAGTATTCAATTTTATTGCAGGTATATTGGTGAATAATAACTTCAATGTTTTTCCTATGCCATCATATGTTAATTTCTATGGTGCTTTATCTCCAGGAGATGATGTTGATGATGTTGTTGCAAGTGCAACAAATATTGCAAATGATGTTTGGGGTAATTATATTGATGTTGATTATAGGAAATCTGGGCCAAAATTGGTTTGTGTTTTTGCAGGAAGAGGCTCAACAACACCAAGTGGACCAAAAGATTATAGATATGGTGATGATGCAATTGATATTTTGAAACCATCAAAAATACCATTCTTGGAAGACCAGACAAATAAACAAGATTGGTCACAATCAAACAAATGTGTTAGTTTTTTGGTTGATGCTGGTATTAGAAATCAAGCAATATTTTATGGAATACAAGTGGATCAGAATAATGGTACAGCAACAGCAGAATCATTAATACAACAAGAGGTTATGAGAAATTCAGTATCTGATAGGGCTGTAGCAACACAAAGTGTATCATTATTTAACCTATACAAAAATTTGAGTTATAAGTCAACCATAACTTGTTTTGGTAATGCAATAATACAACCAACAATGTATTATAATTTGGAACATGTTCCAATGTTTGGTGGTCCTTATTTTATCACAGAAGTTTCACATAATATAGCACCAGGTTCATTTGAAACTGTATTTACTGGGGTTAGACAAAGTATATATTCCCCACCTAGCACAGATTCATATTTAACAAGTATTAATGAGAATTTATTATCAAAAATTGAAAGCAATTATTCCAAATCAATTAAAAATGATGTGGCAGAAAGTTCAACACCAACAAATAATACACAGACTGGAGGGTCAACTCAAGTTAATTCAACAACTTGTGATGGTCAATTATTTGAAGACTATAAGGACTATGAATTAGAAACAACTGAAAATATTGTTTATTCTTCTTCAACAGAAATTTATGCTGCAATTAAGGTGGGTCGCGATGTTAATATTGCAGATAATATATATTTGATTTCTTATTTATCAAGTTTTGAAAATGGTAAGTTTAAAGCAAATCATAATAACTTTGGAAATGTTTGGCTAACCTATGATAGAGGGGATGTTATACAATATAATGAAAATAAAAAATTATATTTTTGTGCACAAAACAATTACAATATAAACATAAAAACACCTTTTGCTTTGTTTAGTAATTTTGATACTTATATGAAATATATGGAAAGAGGAATAGTTGGATTTTCAAGTATTGCAAGTACACAAGGTATTAATTTTGTTGAAGCATATATAGCTAATTGGTTATATTCAGATGTAGATCCAAGATTATTTGAGACAATTAATAAGTTAAAGACTAATGGGTTTTATGATAAATTAATTAAAAAATATGTAGAAGCCCAACAATCATTAAGAGCATTAAAACAAGATATAGAGTTAACAGAAAAACAGAAACAGGAACTTATTGATCCAATAGATTTAATAAAGTTATCAAAACCTTGTGAATACACATATAATAACATTAAAATAGAAAGAACACCAAAAGAACCAATTTATGAAATTAATCAAACATATAATTTAAAGTTATCTTTTGAAACAACAAATCCAAAAGAATTGTTGTTTTTGGATCAAACAAATAAAGTGATTGAAGATACTTTAATAAAATTATATGCATTTGGATACCCTCCAAAAGTATCAAATTTTGATTTAAAAGTTGTTTCAGCACAAACATACACAATAACTATTAATATTGATATAGCCAATGAACCAAATAAAAATCCTTATGTAGGATTTCAAATCATTTCAGAATCTGGAAGTACATTTACAAGTACAATAATAGAAAATAAAATAAAATCAAATCCAAACTTTAGTCAAGGAAATCAAAACATAAATGAAAATGATGTTATAGGTCCAATTACTAAAATACCAATACAGATTTTAGGGATTAATTATTGGTGGGTTAATTATACTAAACTAATTTTATATCCAAAAATAGAATAAATTATTTTAATAATTGTATTTATTGATATATTTATATGTAAAATAAATTTATATGATTGAAAATTTAAATAATTACTTAAAATCAACAAAAGAGCAAACATTTGATGATGGGTCAAAAGAAGTTTGTGATTTAATCACAGGTGAGTGTTATGTTGTTAAGGAAAAGGATGGTTTAATTGAAAGAACTGAAACCAAAACAGTTAATAGACAAGTTAAAGTTAAAACTCATGGAGGTATAAAAGAATTATTAAATGGTTAATAAAATGAAAATAGATCAGAAAATATTAAATGAAATAAATAGATATCACAGTATAAATAAATATATACTTGAGCAAGATGCACCACCTACTGAAGACTTAGGTGCTTTACCACCAGCACCAGCACCTGGTGGATTACCAAATGCACCAACAACACCCCCAGGAGAAGTTTCACCAATTCCGCCAGGTGGTGGTGAAGATCCTTTAAGTGCTGCAAATCCCCAACCAATAGATGTTGAAGCAGATGATGATGTTACAGCAATTGATGATGAGGGGGAATCAAAGGAAGAAGATTCTGAAGAGTTGGATATTACAGATTTAGTTAATAGTCAACAATCAATAGAGTCAAAACAAAATGAATATTTCAATAATTTATTTGCCCAAATTGATAAATTAGAGCAGAAGTTAGCAACTATGGATAGTATTTTTGATAAGTTAAATGCCATAGATTCAAAAGTTGAAAAATATAGGGAAAAAACACCTGAAGAAAAACTTGAATTAAGAACATATGATTCTTATCCTTTTAATCAAAAGTTATCACAATTCTTTGATGATAAACAAGTGGAAATGGAGAAAAGTGGCAAAAATGAATATGTGCTAACAACAGATGATGTTACAAACATCAACCCAAATGAAATTAAGGATACCTTTAACCCATTTGATGATGAGGGTGATGATGAGGATTATTTTATTGGCAATAAAAATAACAATAGATTTTAGGTATTTATTATTTAATATTTTTTTATAAAAAGGGGTTGTTACCCCTTTTTTTTTCATAATTAGTTATCTATTATTGTGTAAACAAAAACTATATAAATATGTCAAATTTAGATGCCATAATGGCGCAGTATGAAAAAAATCAAAAAACAGGGAAGTCCCAAATGTCACAAGAAGACAGAATGAAGCGTTACTTTACACTCTTGTTGAGTGATAAAGAAAGTTCTGGTCAAAGGAGAATTAGAATTTTACCTACAACAGATGGAACATCAGTATTTAAGGAGGCTTGGTTTCATGAATTACAAGTTGGGGGATTTTATCAAAAAATCTATGACCCAGCTGGTAATGATAATGAAGCATCACCACTTAATGATGTTTACATGGCATTGAAAGCTACAAAGAGAAAAGATGATGATGAATTGGCAAAAGATTACAAGGCTAAATTATTCTATGTTGTTAAGGTTATTGACCGTGACAATGAGCAAGATGGTCCTAAGTATTGGAGATTCAAACACAACTACAAGAAAGATGGAATCTTGGATAAGATTATTCCAATAATGAGAACCAAAGGTGATATCACAGATATTGACAATGGTAGGGATTTGATTATTGATTTAACTAAATCAAAAAGTCCAAAAGGAAAGGAATATACAAGTGTTTCAACCATTATGTATGATGACCCAACACCTTTATCCCAAGATTTAGAACTTGCAAAAAAATGGGTTAATGATGAATCCACATGGAGAGATGTTTACAGTAGAAAACCATTAGAATATCTTGAAGCAATTTCAAGAGGAGAATCCCCAAGATGGGATGAATCTCAAGGTAAGTACATTTATCTAAATAGTTCTAATGATGAGACATCATTTGGTGGAGCATCTAATTCAAAAACCACAACTACTCAGCCAAGTACACCAATTCTTGAAGAAGAGTATAGTGATGATGATTTACCATTTTAATTAACCTAAAAGAGATTTTTTGCAAAAAGTACCATAAAACAATACTTTGTGCAAAAAATCTCTCTTTTTAAATCAAAAAAATATATGGCAGGTATAAAGAAAAAGGCAGCAAAAACTAGTGTTGATGCTATCAAGGATAAGTTTTCTACAAAAACAAAATATAAACCAGAAGATTATTATTCATGTGGTGATGCATTTTATAATGCTTGTGGTGTTCCTGGTCCAGTAATGGGTGGGATTAATATGTTCTTGGGGCATTCAAATACAAGTAAAACAACTGCAATGATATTGGCAGCTGCTGATGCACAAAGAAAAGGTCATCTTCCAGTTCTTATCATTACAGAAAAGAAATGGAATTGGTCTCATGCTGTTGAATTAGGGTTAGATGCTGAAATCAATGAAGATGGTGAATGGGATGGTGATTTTATCTTCAATGATTCATTTGATTATATTGAACAAATGACAGATTTTATTAATGAAATTCTGGATGCACAAGAAAAAGGTGATTTACCATATTCTATTATATTCTTGATTGATAGTATAGGATCAATACCTTGTAAGATGACTTATGATGGTAAGGGTGGCAAGATGCATAATGCTGCTGTTCTTGCAGACAAGGTTGGGATGGGGTTACACTCAAGAATATCAAAATCAAAGAAGGAGGATTATCCTTATCATAATACAATGGTTGTTATCAACCAACCTTGGGTTGAGTTACCAGATTCACCATTTGGACAACCAACAATTAAGGCAAAAGGTGGTGAGGCATTATGGTTGGCATCTTCATTAATATTTTTATTTGGAAATCAGAAGAATGCAGGTATTAACCATATTACAGCAACAAAGAATGGTAGGACTGTTTCTTATGCTATTAGAACAAAAGTATCCATATTGAAGAATCATGTAACAGGCATAGCATATAAGGATGGTAAGATATTGGCAGTCCCACAAGGTTATCTACCAGACACAAAAGAGGCTATTGAAAAATATAAGAAAGAATATTCTCAATACTGGAATGGTATTTTATCAGGAGATGGAGATATAACATTCTCTGAAAAAGAAGAAGAGGAAACTATAATTTTTGAATAATATGAAGAAAACCCTGCTAATAGATGGAAACAATTTATTTACAATTGGTTTTCATGGTGTCCGTGAATTTTATTCTGAAGGAAAACATATTGGCGGGGTTTTCCATTTTTTGAATACAATAAGATTATTTCTTGAAAAACACAACCATGATAAAGTTGTTGTATTCTGGGATGGAAATGAGAACTCACTAATACGTAAAAATATATATCCAAAATACAAGGAAAACCGTAGGATTTCTATGGATGAACATAAGTATGAATCATACTTATATCAAAGGGAAAGAGTTAAAGACTATCTTGAAGAAATATTTGTTAGGCAATGCCAAGTTAATCAGAATGAGGCAGATGATTTAATTGCCAATTATACACAAATTGCAAAGGACGAAAATATAATTATATTTTCAGGAGATAAAGATTTAACACAATTGATTGGGGATAATGTTACATTATATTCCCCAGTCTCAAAGAGTTATTATAAAAAGGGAGATTCAATTCCTTTTAAGGATATTGATATTCCGCATAATAATGTTTATGTTTATAAAGTATTAATTGGTGATACATCAGATAATATTTATGGTATCACAAATTTTGGTGAAAAGAAATTAAAAACATTATTTCCTAATTTTGAAAAAAAAGATTATACTTTAAGTGAAATTTTAAGTGAGGCAAAATCATTGTATGACCAAAAAAAAAGTAAGACATTAAACAATTTAATATCTGGTGTAAGTAAATCTGGTTTGATTGGGGATGAGTTTTTTGAAAAAATAGGAAAGATAATTGACTTAAAAAACCCATTAATTACAGATGAAGGTAAGACATTAGTGTATGAAATTTATAGTGAAAAATTAGACCCAACGGATAGGAGTTATAAGAATTTGTTAAAATTAATGAGAGATGATGGATTCTTTAAGTTCTTACCAAAGAGGGATGAAGCCTGGGTTGATTTTGTTAGACCATTTATGAAATTAAGTAGAAAAGAAAAAAAAATTTAATAAATTAAACAAACAATTATGAGACAGAGTGAAGCAACAAAAGTAGAATTTTTGTTAACATTGAACAACAATATTATTGTTCAAAGATTTTTAAACATTAAGAACATAAATCCAAATGCAAAAAATTCAGTTGAATTAACTGATTTTATTAAATATTTTGCTGATGATTTGGCAGAGTATTTAAAAAACAAGTCAATTACCTATCTTATTGACAACAAGGATATCATTTTAAATGACCCTACTATTATGGATACATCATCAACAGATGAGGCTGAGTTGTTTAACATTTATGTAAAGATTTCTGATAATATTGTATCTCATAGAATAATTGATGGTAAACAATATCCACCAAAGGTTAGATATACTGTAGATATCCGCCATTTTATTAAGGATTCATTAAAGGACTTAACAAATATTCTAACAAGTGAAAAACTAACACACCAATACCTAGAGAAGAATTTATTATCTAACAATTAATCTTTTTTTTATGTCAAAGAATTTTGATTACTTGGGTCAAACATTTCAATTGCAATTAATTAATCAGATTATATTAGATAAAGAGTTTGCAAGAGCTATATTAGACTTTATTAAAATATCTTATTTTGAGAATAAGTATTTTAAATTAATAATCCAGATGATTAAGGAATATCATAAGAAGTATGATTCAGCCCCAAACTTTGAAACTTTGAATATGATTGCCAAGTCTGAAATATCACAAGAATTGGCTTTGAAGATTGTTATTGATACAATAACAAAAATTAGTGAAGCACCACTTGATGGTGTTGAACTTGTCCAGGAAAAAGCACTTAAATTCTGTAAACAAGAAGAAGTTAAGATTGTTCTGGAGAAAGCACAGAAAGTTATTAATGAAGGGGATTTTGAATCTTATGATCAACTTGAGGAGTTAATAAGATATGCTTTACAAGTTGGGATTAAGGAATCAAATGGGTTTGAGGTTTTTAATGATTTGATTAGTGTATTGGATGAAGATTATAGACACCCCATACCAATGGGTGTGAATGGCATAGATTCTCTTTTAAAAGGGGGTTTAGCAAAAGGTGAGGTAGGAATAGTATTTGCTGGTCCAGGTATTGGCAAATCAACCCTATTGACCTTAATTGCAAATACAGCATTCAATAATAATTATAATGTTTTACATATCTTTTTTGAAGATAATCCAAAAATTATTCAGAGGAAACACATCACTCTTTGGACAAAGATAGCACCTGATGAGTTACCAAATAATAAGGATTTTGTTTTTGAAACTGTTAATAAGATAAAAGAAACTCATACAAATAAATTGATTTTAAAAAAACTTCCATCTGATACATTGACTATGAATCAAATAAAAAATCAGATTAGAAAAGTGATTGCAGATGGAGTTAAACTTGATTTGGTGGTTTTGGATTATATTGATTGTGTTGTTCCTGATAGACAAGGGAGTGATGATTGGAAAAATGAAGGATCAGTTATTAGACACTTTGAGGCTATGTGTCATGAGTTGAATATTGCTGGATGGCTTGGTACACAAGGAAATAGAGCATCAATTTCATCCAATATTGTAACAAATGATCAGATGGGGGGTTCAATCAAGAAAGCCCAGGTTGGACATGTCATTATAAGTATTGCAAAGAGTTTGCAACAGAAAGAGATGAATTTGGCAACTGTGGCAATAACCAAGTCAAGGATTGGTAAAGATGGTATTGTGTTTGAGAATTGCAAGTTTGATAATGAAATGCTTGAAATAGATACTGATACAACAGCAACCTTCTTGGGATTTGAAGAACAACAAGTTGAGCGTAAGAAAGAAAGGATTAAGGAATTATTGGTTAAGAAAAATAGCAGTGATAATTTTTTATAAAAAATTGATTTTATAATCAAAATTGAATACTTTTATTTCTTGGTTTCATATTTATCTTAACCAAATAAAAAAAGCATATGAAGAATATTTTTGAAAAGAGGATAAACATTTTACCTTATGAATATCCATCCTTATTAGCATATAAGGATGCTATAAGACACTCATACTGGATACATTCAGAGTTCAATTTCACAACTGATGTTGATGATTATAAGACAAAAATATCAAATGAGGAGAGGGAAGTTATTAAAAGGGCAATGTTGGCTATTGCGCAAATTGAGGTGAATGTTAAAACATTCTGGGCTGACTTATATAAGAGAATGCCTATAACTGAAATTGGTGATGTTGGTATGACATTTGCTGAGAGTGAAGTAAGACATAAGGATGCTTATGCTCAATTATTAAGAATTCTTGGGTTGGAGGATGAGTTTCAGACTGTTATTGAAATCCCTGCCATAAAGAACAGAATCAATTATTTAACAAAATATTTAGATGGGACAAGGAGCAAAGAGAATAAAATGTACACAAAGTCTGTATTATTATTTTCCTTGTTTATTGAACATGTGAGTTTGTTTAGCCAGTTCTTGATTATGATGTCTTTTAACAAAGAGAAAAATCTATTCAAGGGTATTTCAAATGTTGTTGAGGCTACCTCAAAGGAGGAAGAAATACATG